TCTCTTTCGGAAGAAGGAACCAAGTACATGCAAGAAAAATATGCAGAAATACAGAAAAATAACGCATTGATTTCATTGAAAAAAAAGAAAAAAGAAAAAAAACAACCAATACAAAATTAATTAGGAAAGATTATGGCAATAGAATTTGTAGGATTTATTCCAACACCCAATGAAAAATATTTAGGCATAGCCTCTGTAAAAATCGATAACAAATATATTTTTAGATATAAAATTACTCCAAGCAAAGAAGGTAACGGCTTTTTTTCAACGGAAGCTAGCTATAAAATTGATTCAACAGGAAATTCAAGAGAAGATTATGTCGAAGCTTTTTTACTAGATTCTAACTTTGAAATTCAAGAAATTCGCAAGTTGATTCAAAACCATGTTAAGTATGCCTTAGCCAAACCTACTCAAATTCAAGCAAACGGGTCTTTACACGATCAAAACCAATGGAGCCAAACAAGTACACGTGTTGATCACGCAAACTCAACCAATCAAGCGCAATCGACCCCTGCACATTTTGAAGATTCTAACATTCCATTTTGAGATAACATGAAAAAATTACCTAAATGGAGAGTTCATATCGCAGTGACTAACTATCACTGCGTTGACATTGATGATTCGGATGATCATTCTGAGGTGATTAATCAAGCCATTCAAAAGGTTGTTGAAAGCCCAGATTATTATAAAAATTGTGAAAGTATTTGTGTGTCAGGAATTTTCATTAATGATTATGATACAAAATTCTATTACCCTTATATTCCTGAAAAAATACCACATAATAAACCTGAAATTAATTTTGACACAAATGCATAGTTTTGAAAAACATACACACATAAATGAGTTTTTGTAGACATGACTTTTAGATTTATGAAAAATTAATCTACTCGAGAAAAATGCCAAAGTGCCACCGCATGGAGACAAGCAAATGAAACATAAATTCGGTGCAATACGTTGTTTAGTCGACGAGATTAAATTCAGCTCAAAACTGGAAGCTCAATTTTATAATCAATTGAAATTACGTCAGCTTGCAGGAGATGTCATCTTCTTTCTCATGCAATGTCCATTTAGACTTCCAGGTAAGATTAAGTATGTGGTTGATTTCATTGTCTTTTTGTCTAATGGAGATATTGAATTCATTGATGTTAAAGGAATGCGAACACCTATTAGCACTTTGAAAATAAAACAGGTTGAAGAAATATATCCTATCAAGATAAAAATTGTAGAAAAAATTTGAAGGAATCTTATGAAAACTGACTTCGCACGTCAAATGTTTGAAACTGCTTGTTGTAATATTATGCAATATGAAGAAAGCTCTCCCTCATTTAATTTTTGCTTTTCGGTAATCGAGTCATATCGAGCTATGCTAGAAGAAAAAAATTATCATTCAGTTTTAAAAAAATATGAATATGTCGATCCTTCTTCTGAAAAAATCAAATCCGTCTGTTGCTAAAAAACACTGGCAAATAAATATATAACACGTATATAACAGGTATTTAACACGTATAAACAATATATGTTTCACGTGTTAAATACCTGTAAACTATATAGGAGTTATATATGATAGTGGTTGTTGGTGGAATCAAAGGTGGAAGTGGTAAAACGACTATAGCAACGAACTTAACAGTATTAAGATCTGCTAGCGGAAAGAAAGTTTTGCTTGTTGATGCTGATGAACAAAGAAGTGCATCTGATTGGGCACACGAAAGAGAGAATAGTGGCATTGAAACAAAATGGTCTACAATACAACTTTGTGGTGATGCTGTTTACCCGCAATTAAAACGTATGTCTCTAGATTACGATGATATTATTGTCGATGTTGGCGGAAGAGATACAATAAGTCAGCGCTCGGCCCTTAAGATTGCTGACGTCTTATTAGTTCCTTTTAAGCCTAGATCATTAGATATATGGACAATCGGCAGCCTAAAAAAACTTCTGTCTGAAATGAAAGTCAGCAATGATAAACTTTTGGCTTATGCAATTATCAATCAAGCGGATTCATGTGGTACAGACAATAAAGATTCCCAAGAAATTATTTCCGATTGTCCTTCTTTAAAATGCATCACAATTCCTATTGGACATCGTAAAGCATTTGCTAATGCAGCGACTGAAGGTTTAGGTATTTCAGAGCTTAAAATCCAAGATAAAAAAGCACTTCAAGAATTACTTTTTCTTTACAATTCAATATATGATTCAAACGTAGGATAGATATTTTTTACATGCATTTAGCATGCGTTTTACATGCATAACACACGTATTTAACAAGCAGGATATATATGACCGTTAAAAGAAAGACTGAAAGATTAGAGATCGATAAAGATTCTATAATCTATAACGCAGCGCATGCACTTTCGGGTAATGAGAAAATAAAAAATAAGAAAGAATGGATGAATTTTTGTCTTAGAATTAAGTTAGAAATGTTAGCTCAAATTGACCAAGTTCTTGAGGATCGAGTTGGTATTTCAAAAACAGGATGGATGTTGGAAGCAATTCAAGAAAAATTGAAAAGGGCAGAAAATGAATAATACATTGTCAAATTATTATTACTTATTCGAATTATCATTAGGTGAGATGAGTATTAATCATCTCTTTCTTCAGGTATTATTTAAAAATAAAAAACATGAGTTAAAATGATCGAAATACAAGAAATTCCCATTAAAGACTTAATTTTACTCGAACGCAATCCTCGAAAGATCTCAAAAGATCAAATGGATAAGCTTAAAGCTTCTATTCAAGATGATCCTAAATTTTTATGGTGCAGGCCTATTCTTGTTAACCAGGATGCGATTGGATCACCACTTCAAGTATATGCAGGTAATCAGAGAGTAAGAGCAGCAAAAGCACTTAAACGAAAGACAATCCCATGTATTGTTGAATGTGGCTTATCTGAAACGATTATGAAAGAACGTATTATTAAAGATAATGTGCATTATGGAACCTTCGACTTCGATATTTTAACTTGCGATTACGATATTCCAGAATTAATTTCATATGGATTCGAAATGCATGAATTGCACTTGACTCTTGGTGATGATGAATCAAAAGACACTGAAGAATTAAGTTCAGATGATACAGGATCTTTAGGTGTAAAATTTAATATATCAATACCTGAAGAAGATTCAACTTCTTTTAAAAATCAACTTGATGACTTGCTATTAAAGTTTCCTAGAGCTAAATTAAAGAAAAAATAGGTGTGTTTTATGGATAAAGAATTGCATAAAGTTTCAAAAGATCTTAAAAAATCAGAAAAACAAATTGAACATATTGAAAAGTTAGATAAAAAAAGAGATGGACTTGTCAAGTTAGGTAAAAAAGCTCAACTCAAGAAATAACTTATACTCAATTCCGAGTATAACCAAGTATAGGTAGGTATGTTTTGGGTGGTTTAAAAAAATGCGTTATCGATGCACAAGAAAAAAAACGTATTACAAGGCCTATTAAACATATAGATTGGGATATTGTTGACACATTCCTAATCAGTGGTTCTTCTGGAACCGAACTTGCCGGTCTTTTCGATATGCATCAAGAAACATTTTATGTTAGATTTCAAAAACATCATGGAGTTGGATTTACGGGATATTGTCAACAAAAGAGATCAAAAGGTGATGCTTACTTAAGACATCAGCAATATTTGAAAGCAATTGGTAAATCAACTGATGGAGATAATACTCTATTAATATGGTTAGGTAAGAATAGACTTAATCAAAAAGAAACCCCCGACCAGAATGCAGATGAAGAAAGAAAAATGGAATTCAGCGCCATTATGCAACAGCTTTCTGCGCTTCAATCAGATAAAATTAATTCTTCAAATCAATCTTCTTCAGAATCTACCTTTAATAAAGAAGAAATGATCAGTAGCAATGAGATGTAATCATAATGTGTAATTGGTGTTGACATTACATGAGAAGGTAATTGTTCAATTGTGCTGATGATGTTTTCGATCGAATGCATTATTTTCTTTTTAGACAATACTTCTTTATCTTTTTTATTTTCAGGAGAAGCGGTAATTTCCGATCCCGATTCTTGAGTTATTTTAGGAACGATGATATTTCCAAGATCATCTATCCGCAAGAAATTATCCCAACTTTTGGCAGCGCATTTAAGTAAATTAGAGCCTCCATCAATAGATATTTCACCACATTTACAGGTGACGTAATCATTATGAAGAAAGCTTTCTATGATATCTTGGCATAATTTACATTTGGCTCTGTTTTTCATTGCATCCTTAAAATTAATTTCATTATATTGTGATTATGCAAAATCCTTTCGCATCAAAGCAACTAGAATTTTTAACGAATTGTTTCCGTCATTGGAATCTAGCGCATGGTGCTGTATCCACTGGAAAAACTGTTTGTACGACATTTGGTTTCATGCACGCTGTTGATGAATGTCCAGATTCAGATATATTCATTGTAGGTCATACGTTCGACACAGCTTATCGTAATGTGGTACGGTTGATAGTCGAGGCTCCTGATGATTCAGTATTAGCATTATATAAGCCTTTTTGCACATGGTCGGGAAAGAAGCTTTATTTCAAAGATAAAACCATTACCATTCTTGGTGCAAAAGATGAGGGAAGTATTGGTAACTTTCAGGGATTGACAGCTTCATTAATGCTATGCGATGAGATGACGTTATACCCCGATAGCGTTATAGACATGATCGACACACGCTTAAGAAAGAATCATAGCAAAGGTTTCGCTGCTATGAACCCATCTCATCCTAACCATAAGTGCAAGCAATGGATAGATAAAGCTGCAGAAGGTGATCCGAATTACTATGCTTTACATTTTGAATTAGATGATAACACATTCCTTCCGAAGCATTATAAAGATCGCATTAAAAATAGCGCTACAGGTCTGTTCTATAAGCGTAATGTGCTTGGTTTATGGGTTATGGCTGAAGGTGCCATATTCGATTTCTTCGACAGAAAGATCCATGTAGTAGATAGACCACCGCGTGCCGCTGAATATTGGATTGCTGGCATTGATTACGGCACAGCTAACCCATTTTGCTGCCTGCTTATTGGCGTATCCACTGGTAAGTACACCCAGCAAGGTGTGCAAATGTGGGTAGAGAAAGAGTATTACTGGGATCCTAAGAAGAAAGGTAGACAGAAAGTTAATTCTGAGTTTGCAGATGATGTGCAAGCGTTCTTAGAACCCTATTCAGTTAAGAATATATATCTAGATCCATCTGCAGAATCATTTCAACTAGAGTTAAGAAAGAAAGGTATGCATGCGACTCACGCTAATAATGATGTTCTTAACGGTATACAGCATCTTTCTACTTTTCTTAGAAATGGCAAGCTATTGATATGTAGCGAATGCGTCAATACCATACGTGAAATTGAATCTTATGTATGGGATTCTAAGGCAGCTAAGAAAGGTTATGATGAGCCTATGAAGACCGAAGACCATTGTTGCGATTCCCTCCGCTACGCAATCTTCACTCACAAGCCATCCTCATACGATCCTTACAAGCATAATCCTGATGATTATAGAAATAATCGCTTCAAAAGTTCCTTTTGAGATAAAATTCAAGTGGTGATACCATATGATACATGATAACACATCAAGAACATTTCGGTCGACTGTTTTACCAAGACAAAAAAACAGGTTATTGGATATCAACTGATTATCCTCGTATTAGAGCACATAGATGGGTGTGGATTAGTTTACACGGGAAAATACCAATTGGTTATCATATCCATCATAAGAATGAAAATAAATCTGATAATAGGATTGAAAACATTGAACTGATAGAAGCTTCTAGACATATAAGTCATCATTACACGGAAGAAAACAGAGAAAGATCTAGATTACTTTGCGAAAAAATTCGCCCATTAACTAAAGCATGGCACGCAAGTGAAGAAGGTTTAGCTTGGCATAAAGCTCACGGGATTTTAACTTGGATTAATAAAGAACCTATAAAAATAATTTGCAAAGTTTGTCAAAAAGTAGCAGAAACCAAGATGTATCATCAAGAATTCTGCTCTAATGCATGTAAAAGCAAATGGCGTAGAAACTCAGGAATTGATGATGTAGAGAAAGTATGCGGTCGTTGTGGAATTAAATTCATGAGCAATAAATATGCAAAAAATAAATACTGTTCAAAGGATTGCGGAATACGTTTAAGAGCAATTTTTAAAAGTTAAACCTGAAATTAATTCTAAGAAGTGGTGGCAGTTTTGGAAATAGCTTCCTAACTTGCTATAATAAATAATTTATAGTACATTATCCTATAACCGCTACCAGGTTTTAGGAGGCTCTTATTTCTTTCTATAGTGCACCATGGAATAATAATTTAGAGCCAAATCAGGGTAATATTAGACATTGGTTAGATAATTTATATGCTAAATTTCAGCCATTAGAAACGGCACGTTGGAATCAAAGTAATATTGACACTCTTTTCTATGCTGGCTCACAAGAATATGTAAATCGTCAATTTAATTTCTCTCAAAAAAGTTCATATCAACAGTATCATTTTAATTTGATTCAGCAACCAGTCAATATGATTACAGGTTATGAAAGACAACATAGAAAGAATTTTAATTATGTGCCTTGTGAAGGTGCTGATACTAATACCACTGATCAATATTCAAGATTAATTACGAATGTGGCCAATGCTGGTTGTATACATGAACAAAAGTCTAAAGCAAAAGAATTAGCTGCTATCTCTGGAATGGTTCTAATGCAGCCTTATTTAGATTATACTTCAGATGATCAAGCTCAAGGTGATCTTAAAGTTAAAATATGGGAATATAATTCTTTCATTGTTGATCCTTATTTTCGTAATCCTGATATGTCAGATGCTCAATTTGTTTGGTGCCAAGAGTACATAAGTAAACAAGAAGCTGAAAATAGATTCCCTGATAAGTTTAAAGACATTAAACCCATGTCAGGTTCACCGCAAAGATATGGTAACTTCTATTTCCTTCCTGAAAATCATAACATGGCCAAAAATGATTTAATGGTCTTGTCATATGTATGGTATAAATGGAAAAGGAAAAAGAAAAGACTTTATAGTAGATCTAGAAATCAATTCTTTGATTTCTCTGGTGGAGATGAAAATCTTGAAGCTATTCTTTATAATATTCCAGATATGGAAGAAATCACTGTTGAAGTTCCTTGTTGGAAATTAGCTGTCGTTTTAAATGATCAACTTATGTTTCAAGGAGAAAACCCACTTGGATTTGATGGATGCCCTTTTGTTCCATACTTTTGGAATTATGAACCCCACATTAATCACCATGATTTACGCGTGCGCTCTCTCGTTAGGACTATGCGCGATCCTCAGTTTTTATATAATTACAAAATTATAACAAATAATGACATCGCAGCAGCTACAGTTAATGCAGGTTGGATGCGTAAGAGTGGTGCAGTTGCTAATGAAGATAATCTAAAGAAATCAGGCCAAGGCTGGGATATCATCATTAATGAAGGTTATGAGATGACAGATATTCAGAAGATTATTCCTTCTGCTGTTCCGGAAAGTGACCTTGCTTTAGCTCAACAAATGGCTGATTTAATCTATCAAACATCAGGGATTAATTTAGAGAATTGGTCAGGTCAGAATGATAAACAAACATCTGCTCTTACTGCTTTAATTAAACAAGCTGCTAACTTAATGGTTTTCCAAAAGTATTTTGATCAATGGGATTTATCTGATAAATTGCTCGGAGAACGACTTATTCAAATTGCTTTAAATAATTGGAATGCTGAGAAAGTTAAACTACTCATTGGTGAAGAGCCAACGCCTTATTTTTATAGTAAAGTATTTTGTAAATTTCAAACGATTGTTGAAGAATCTGATTTAACTCCGACTCAGCAGAATTTGCAAGCCCAACAGATGTTTGAAATTAATGAAAGATTTGGTCGTGAAGTATTCCCTCCTTCAATGATTATTCCTAAGTTAAATATCACAGGTAAGGGTGAAGCTATTAAGTTCCTCCAGCAGCAAGAACAGCAACAACAAGCCGTTCAAGCAGAAGGTCAAAATATTCAACATGCCTTTGAAAATGCTAAGTTACAAGAACTGATGACTAAAGCTATGAGTAATATTGCTAGAGCAAGAGAAGATCATTCAAGATCTGAATCTAATCTAGGCTTGTATGAAGAAAGATTATCAATGATCGAAAGAAATAGAGCTATGTCATTGAAAGAAAAACAATCAGCTCTTACATCATTACTTGAAAATATTCAGAGATTTGGAGAAATAGAAACAGATCATCGTCAATTGCAATTAGATATTCAAAATCAAAAAATGATGCAGGAAGAAGAATTTGAAAAACGTGATGTTGAAAGCAGGACAGAATCTAACAAGTTTTTGCAAGAAATACTAGGACAAGCAATGCAGCCTATGCAACAACAAGCTAATGGACAACAATAAATCTATAACGAAAATAAATTACACTACTGTAAGGAATTTCTTGAATTATACGAATTCAAGATGCTTAATAGAGATTAAACAAAGTCAAAAAATGCTTATAAATAGCATGTAAGAAAAACAAAAAAAGCCCTCATGGCTTAAATGGAGTAGTTATGAAACAACACGATGATTCTAGTAAAGGATCTTTTAAGAGTGATGGAAGAAGGATTGATGATCATTCATTTTGGGCTGGAAAAGCTGGCAAAGACATGGTTCTTCCTATGGGAGTACATACCAAATCTGAGTCATCTGCAAGAAATGCTGGTGATGTAGATAAATATCTTGATAAAACAGAAGTAATTAAAAAAGTTCAAGATGGAAAAGCTGCCAAAATTAAAGGCCATCAAGGTAAACTTCCTGAATATAGAAATTAATTTTTGGAGAGAGATAGCCTACTAAAAGCGTGCGCAGGCTTCCTCTCCATTTTAAGAGGTAAATATGACTAAACTAAGAAAAACTGAATTTAAAAAAGAAATCAGTGAAAAAGCACATTTTTCTAATCCCGATAAAATTAAATATCAGAAAGAAGAATGTAAACCAGAGGATGGTAAGAAATCCCCGTGGGACTTTCGCTGTCCTCAATATGATCAAAGATCCAGTAATTTTGTTAATGCTGGAACACATTATGGAGTTGGTATCAATCAACCTGTAGGCCATCATGGTAATCCTAAAGAAAAAGTTGATGTGTTACCTTATGGAAGAGTTAATACAATGAGAATTGATCAAGAGGGATAATGGATAATAAAAAACCAATTAAAAATACACCTAATTCAAAAATGGGTATGGGTGATTTTTACGGTTCTGGCATAAAGCAGAAAGTTGGATCTATGCAAAGAGGCTATGTCGGAATTAATTCCATGACATCAAAAAAAATTGGTAAGCCGCCTAAATCTCTTGCATAGGTAAAATTAATTCCTTAGGTTTTATATATAATTTATCCATCATCTTTTGTTGGTCGATTTCTCTTGCAATATCTTTTAATACTTCTGCTATTTTCTCATTATTGAAATCTTCAAAATATGGGGACTCTAATGCTAATCTATTGTTTTTATATTGATGAATACTCCAAGTAATATGATCGCTTTCTGTGACATTTCCTTTTTCATATTGTTTCCACATTTCAAAAGGAGGTATCATCCAGCAAATTTCTAGATTGTCAGAATAAGATTGTGCTCTAAATAAATAAGAGTTGGTTTGAGCTGCAGGTTTTCCAAGTCTCGGTTGCCATAACATACGTTTATTAACGCCATCATCAGCAGTTCTAGGATGAGCAAATATATAAATATAAGGTGATCTTTCTTGTAAAGCTAATGATAAAGGATTTTTCTTTAAACAATCATTACATCCTTGAGCAATTATATCTGATTGATCTTTCTTAAAATGTAACAACCTATCATGTGTGTCAAGTCTATCTAATTTCATGTATTGCTCATAATTAAAAATTTATGTTTAATATAAAGAGTACAGCAACCCATCGCCAAGAGAATATATAGATATGACAGATCAGGCACAAGTTAGTCAAGAGCAGAAAACTTCAGACAAAGAACTTAATTTCAGAGCATTGGAACAAAGGTATCAAAAACAACTTGATCAAGCTAATGCACGTGTTCTAGAAGCTGAAAGAATTGTTCAAGAAGTGAATTTTAGAAAACAAGAAGTTCAAGACGATGATGATAACTCAGAACCTTATGTTGATCATAAAAAATTAGAAAAGAAACTCGCTAAGTATGGTCAATCTACTCAGTCAGAAATTCAAAAAGCAATGGAAATAGCAAAAAATAAAGCTAAAGAAGAAATTAAACAAGAGATGTGGTTAGAAAATAATTCTGATTTTTCTGATGTTATGCAAAATGCTGATAAATTATATCAAAAAGATAGGCATCTTGCCGAATCAATTTTAGCTATGCCAGAATCTTTCGAAAGACAAAAGCTGGTTTATCAAAATATTAAAGCTTTAGGTCTTCATAGACCTGAACAAAAAATTGCTTCAATTCAAGAAAAAATAGATTTAAATAGAAAAAGCCCATATTACCAACCTTCCGGCATCGGCACTGCACCCTATTCAACCGTCAGCGATTTTAGCGAAACAGGTCAAAAAAATGCGTATCAAAAAATGCAAGAACTTAAAAAATCACTAAGGTTATAAGGAGACACCATGAAACATAAAGATGACAAAAAGCCTATGCCTAAACCAGAAGAAAAGAAAAAGAAGTAATAAATTTTCAATTATAGGGGTTGCAAATGTGAATTTGAACCCCTATATGTTATTTTTTTGGATTTGGTTTATTCTCTTGTTTTTGATAAGCACATTTGCGGCATTGAGTGCTTTTTCCAGATCTAAGATAATATCCGTTAACTTCTTTTTCATGCCCACAATGGCATCTACATAAATAAGTATTTCCTATACATCTTTTATATGAAACGAATTTTAGAACTGTCCATTTTCCCATTGTCTTTCCAATAATTTCATCTTTATCAACAGGTATATTAGTTATTTCTGGCAAAGTTCCTTTCTTGAAGTTTTCTAAAATCCAATCAATGCCATATTGATCTTTAAACCATCTAAATTGATTTTTTGTCCATCCAATCTTCTCTAAAAGAACTTGTTGGACTATTTCTTCAGAATTAATTTTATGTTTTTTTGTGGATCTTCTATTCCTAGAATTTATTTTCTTAGTAGTCCATCTGCAATTTTTTTTGCAATATCCTTTATTATTATCGATACGATCAATTTCAAACCCATCAGGACAATTTCCCATGTCAGAATAAAAGTTCACAAATTCTAACCATTCATTACTCACAGTTATTCCACGACCGCCATAATCTTTAAATTGAACATTTTTTTCATTCATACATCTATTTTTAAATGCTCTCCAACATTGATATTCTTTTGTTTTACACATGCCATGTGTTTTTCTAGGTGCCATAAAATATTTACTATGATATATGTTAAATTTCAGTTTACATGACTGTTATCATGTTTCGCGTAGTGGGTTCGCATCCATAATCGATATGTTAAAAAACGGACGTATTACGTCTTCGTCCACGGATTTAACAAATCTAGTAATTAGACAAAGGAATTAAAATAATGTCTATTACGACTACAGGGAACCTGGGTCCCATGATCCTACAAAGTTTAGCTCCAGCTATGCTTTATGTTCCTACCCCAACGATGGCAGTTTAACTATATCATGCACAAATGTTTTGTGCAATATATTCGTCGTTGTAAAATCTCTTCTGATGGACTTGAATCCCTGACCAAGTAATGTTGAAGGCAACAAGGCGCAAGCCGGCGAAAGCTTTGCAGCGTGAACGTAGCAAGCGAAGAGACCACTTAATTAAGTGGATGCGGTGCTCTGAACTCTATGGAAACATAGAGAATTCGACAGAAATGATCGGATAGGTACTTAAGTACCTTAACAACAAGGAATTACATTACTGTGTGTGACAAAGTATCAATGCCAGCTAATGGCGGTACTACTTGCAGATTTATGCGCCCTCGTGCGATACAGCCACCTACTGTACAATTAGGTAATGCGGGTATTGATCCACCTGCACAGGTACCACAAAGGGATATAATTGATGCTCAGATGGCGTTTTTCGGTTGCATTGCCAGTGCCGAAATGATCCTAGATTATGCTTATAGACTGGCTGCATAATCAACGAACAAGTCATTTTGCAAGACCAAGAGGGAGTTCTCGCTTGGGTTTCAGAAAGACTTGCCGTAGCCATGCGTCAAGCAGAGGATTTGATTTTACGAGATTATATCGTATCAGCAGCTTCTCAGATTAACGCAGGTGGTGGATCCAACGGTAGAGTTATTGCCGTTGTAAAATCAGACCTAATCGACTTGGAACTCTTACCACGTCATGGTGAAGACAACAAGGCGGAACCCGAAAGGGACCGTGAACGACTAAAGCGGTCAGACACCGAAAGGTGAAGCGATAGTCTAATCTCATAGGAAACTATGAGAGGTGGCAGAAATGACCACCCGCTTAAATGTTTAAATACCTTTACGATTAAGAATATGAACTTTATGAAAAATAGTGTCCCTCATAGTGAGTATATCAGCATAGAATTCTTTAAATTTTGGAGAATTTCTGCTTATGTTTCCTTGCAATGGAGTCGTTGTTTCATAAAATTTCATCAGTTCAACACAAACAATTTTTTTGTGTTTGATATAAGGAAATATTCTTGGAAGCAACTCACCGAGAGATTTACTGGAAATTCTGTAAGTCAAAAAATCTCGATGATTAATGTTTTTGGAACGACGTTCTACAAAATGAACTTGTCCTCCAAATCGCTCAAGAAGCCATTTAAAAATGGGAAGTTTGGTATTGCCACATTGAAGAAGGATTTTGTAAATAAAGTTATCGCGATTTTTAGAGTTGTACCTAAATACACCAAGTGCACATTCAGCATCTATAAAACCTGCGAAATAAGCAAAATCCAAATCACTAGGGCACAAAGTCAAGATACACTCTTGAAGATTATTCTTATGAGATTTTTTGACCAAATTACATTCATTTTTAACTTCCTTAAGTCGATTCATCAGAATCTCTTTTTCTTCACGAGAAAAAGATTTAATGAATTTGCAGTAAATTTCAGCTTCTTCTCGTTTTTCAATAAGAAATGGCAAAATTTGCTGAACAAATTTAATGGATTTTTTTCCTCTAATCACAAAATGATGTTGAGGTTTCCATATAGAAGATCTTTTTCCATTATGCACTATGCGTCGAATACCTGGGAAAGTCTTTACAAGGAACTCAATAATATCAGTATCTGTAGAAGAGATGATGAAAGAACAAGAATATTTGGCTATACCAGTAGATTTTCGGATTGTTTTTCTTATATGAAAACATCCATCTCCATCGGTGTAACCAGCTGTGTAAGCTAAAGTGTATTTATCGATCATGTTATTATTGTAACAAGATCAAGCGTTTAAGTCAACAAGTAATAGAATGTATAACCCAACTAACTTAGGAGTCTCAGACTTCTCATTAGTTGCTACAACTCTTGATAGTAACAATGCTTATAAATTCATGTCTGGTATTGAAGGCATGGATAGATTTGGAACAGGTCCAGTTCGTTCAGCATATTTTATGCTTAGTTCGACTGAACTTCAGTCCGATTTTGATTCTTTAGTGGGTGCAGGATTCCTTTCACAATGGAACTATCCTACGAATGCATCTGCTTTGGCAAGTGAATATGGATCAATATTTAATATCCGTATTTTGACAAGTTCGGAAGCACCTGTAGCAAGAAATAGTGTTGCAAATAACGTTGGTACTTTGAATGACGTATATTACAACACAGTTTTAGGTAAACAGGCTATTACGCATATTAATCAGGATGGTTTCTCGATGAATTTAATTTATCGTGATCCTTATTACTCTGGTATGCTAGCTCAGAATGCAACCTTGGCAGTTAAATTTGCTCAAGCTCAAGCTATTACGCAAGATACGGCTATCCGTAATTTGTTAAGTACACGCTTAAGCAATTTGGGGGTATAAAATGACTGAATATTCAAGAATGGCGAAGGGTAATTTTATTGCAACAGGTACAAGTGCAGTAATTAATTTACCTTTTATACCTGATTATGTTGAGTTATGGAACTATAGTAACATTAAGACAGCAGCTATCCATAGCGTTACAAGAGCTTGGTGGGATTCTAGGTTGCTTGATGGTTCTAATAATCCAACAATGATTGAGTTGTATGCAGGATCTAGCACTTCAAGCGTGTTTGATACAATACCAAACTCAGCAGCACAGCAGGCAATAAATCCTTTTTCAGCAGGTTTATTGACTCAATTTGGTCCAACTAAGCAAATTGTTAGTTCGACTGCTGCAAACCCTACTGTATTTACAGTAACAGCGCACGGTTACCAAATTGGTGATACAGTTTTGTTGAATGGATTATTCCAGACAACAACTACTGGTCAACCGCAAATGGCAGGTATACCTTTTACTATTTCAGCAGTAACTGCTAATACATTTACAGTTAAATGGGATAGTAGTGGAAGTAATTATACAGCATTAAGCGGCTCACCAGCTAACGCGACTGTAAAGAAAATTCTTTATCCTTGGTTGTATCTTCCTGGATCAGCGTTTATAAGCGCTCTTACTTTGGGAGCTACAACAACTGTGGTTACAACTAGTAATCATCAGTTTCAGGTAGGACAAGAAATTGCATTTAGAGTACCGCAAGCTTGGAAAACGACAGCATTGAATTCATTACCAAATATACTTATTCCAGGATCACCGATCTATGGATATGTTGTATCTGTTACTGATAACTTTACATTTGTTGTTAATATTAATTCTGTAGGTTTTACAGCCTTTAGTGTTAATCAAACTGTCGCAAGTGTACCTGGTCTTAGCTTCCCTCAAGTGGTAGCAGTAGGTGATGTGAATACAGGTGGAGTGCAAATTTCTGCAGGATCACAATTGTATCCAGCACCTCAATATTCAGTAGCTTCAAAAAATGATAGCAGTACTATTAATGGTCCTGCTGTTATAGGTGCGTATGTAAATAACACATCTCAAGGCTTTACAATCGGTGCTGGTTTAGCAGCAGTAGATGGTATAGCAACTTTGATTGCTAATACGAATATTGTGTACTGGCATGCATATATGCATGATATTGGTTCATAGTAAATGATAAAACACTCCTCCTTAAAAAAGAGGAGTGTTTTTAATAAATTTGTGTAAAAAAATTTTAAAAAGAAAGTTTTTATGGTGATTCTTAAAGGTGTAGTATCATATCCCATTCCTTTGTATTCCAATCCTCCGATCCAATCAAATTTCTATCAACCGAATCTTTTTGTGATATCTGGAGTTTCGTTAGGAATAAATACGACTATTAGCACATCTGTTGCACATAATTTTGTGATTGGTCAGTTGGTGCGTTTATTGATCCCATCTTCATTTGGTTGTATTCAATTGAACGAGACTCAAGGATATGTATTATCCATCCCAACAAGTACGCAAGTATTAGTAGGAATTAATTCTTCGCAAAATGTTGATGCATATATTTCATCTTCATCAACTACAGTTGCGCAAATATTCTCGATCGGTGATGTGAATACTGGACAGACAAACAATAATGGTATAAATTCAACTTTAAATTACATACCAGGAAGCTTTTTAAACATAAGTCCATTATAGAGGTAAATATGAGTGAAAAAATTAAAAATAATCCTTCGATAGCGGAAAAAGAATTAGAAAAGTTGGATAAACAATTTAAAGAATTTGATTCAGAAGTCCAGAAAATGACATTAGATCGTATGAATTCGGCACCAAAACAAGAAATGGAGCCACAAACAAAACTTTCTCAATCTGAAATTGCAAAATCTAAAGATTTATATTTAAAACCATTTAGATCTATTGGAAGCAAAGAAAAATTTAATGAAAGCTATCGAGATGAATTTAATTTTAAGAAAGAATATGTCCATTTCACAGCTGAAAATATAGAGATCATCGGTGAAGATATTGATCTGTGGACAAAACCTTTTGCTGGTATGCCGGCTGAAAACTGGAAAGTTCCAGTTAATAAACCTATATGGGGACCAAGATATTTAGCAGAGCAGATTAGAGGTTGCAAATACCACCGTTTAATCATGCAGCAACATACGAATACTGCATCTGATGGTATGGGTCAATATTATGGATCGATGGCAGTAGATAAAACAATTCAAAGATTAAATGCCGAACCTGTAAGTGATAGAAAATCTGTTTTCATGGGTGCTAGTTTTTAGGAAAATAAATGAATATATTAAGTGATATAATAACATACATTAGAAGAATTGTTAAAACACCTTCTAATGCTGTCTTAAGTGACAATCTAATTATCGATTATATTAATCGCTTTTGGATTATGGATGTTGATGCAAGGATTCAATTATTTGATCTTAAAACAACGTATCAGTTTCAGACAAGTCCCGGTATAGATCAGTATAACATGCCATTGTATGATGTTCAAACGGAATCCGGCAATCAAAAAATTGCATCATATCCTGTTTATCAAGGTTTTTTAGGGCCTGCTTATATCAATGGAATTCCAGTTTCATTTCAAACTGAAAAAGGTTTATTTTTTAATAGCTGGACAAATGTAGTTCAGCAAATGAATGTTGTTGCGGTTGGTAATGGAACATCTGGACCTTATACTTTCTCTTTCCCTATTGCTCCAGTAAATAATTCTCCTTTAAATCCACCTATTCAAGCAATTTTGAGAGGACATGTGGATATGGCAGGTATTATTGCAACAGGTGCAAATATTGATCCTCCATTAGGAACTAATTTAAATCTTAGTATCCCTTCTACAAGTATAATTCCAGCAGTTTACATCACTTCTAATGATAATAACGGTACTAATATCATTGTGCAAGATAGTGGTCAGTTTTTAACAAGTTCACCTAACTATGGGTTGTTAATGACTCCTGGAACCGCACCATTTGGTTATACTGCATTACCAAATGGAGGATCTTTACCAACACCTTATTCAACGACTCAAAATACGATAAATTATCTGACAGGTTCTGTCATTAATCTTTATTTTCCATCTTCAATACCATCAGGTGTTAACATAAGTGCTCAGTGTCACTTTTTTCAATGCGGTTTGCCTCGTGCTATTCTATTCTATAATAACACATTAACGCTTCGTAATCCTCCGGATAAACAATATTTAGTTGAATTAGAGGCATATCTTTCTCCTTCAGCTTTTTTAAATACAGCAAATGCTATTCCATTTGCTTATATGGCTGAATACATCGCACGAGGAGCTGCTAGAAAATTGTTATCTGATACAGGAGATATTGAGCAATTTATGTTTTATGAAACTTTATTCAAAGAACAGGAAATGCTTGTTTGGAAAAGAAGCCAAAGACAATGGACTTCAACGAGAACACAAACGATATATAGTCAAAGTCAAAATACAGGGCAATCAGGATCTAATCAGGGCGGAACAACTTTTTAAGGAATTAATTTCATGACGATCAATTATAATTTAAATATCCCGGCCGGTGCTAATAATCCTTCAGCTGATAGACCTTTAATGACAATCAATACTAATGCCGTAGATTCTTTATTAGCTGTTGATCATTATAACTTTAATCTTTCTTCTTCAACTCCTGGTGGATTTCATAAACATGTCCATTTGATTAATGAGGCAGCACCTGGATTAAGTAGTGCAGATGCTGCTATGTATGCTAATATAGTCAATGGACAATCATGGCCAATTTGGCAAAATGCATTAGGTTCAACAGTTATCATTTCTTCACCAACAACAGCAACACCATTAAATGGTACAACTTCACTAGCTGGTGGGATATTATTAAAATGGGGTAAGGTTTCTCCTCTTGTTTCAGATTCAAATATACTTGTTTCATTTAGTCCAGCATTTCCTACTGCTTGTTTTGTTGTTACAACAACTTTGATAAATGCGGGCAATACTACAAATGCTCAAACTTTATCTGTTGGTAAAACAATAAATGCGAGTGGTTTTTTTTATAATTATACAGGTGGAACAGCTTATAATGGTTTTTATTGGGTGGCATTGGGTAATTAATGGGACAAAAACTTACTGTAGGACCTATTGATAAAGGTCTAAAAAATGATAGACTTCCATTTAATATAGACAATGATTCTTTTCCTGTTTTAATTAATTCTTATCAATGGCGTGGACGAATAAAACGAAAGCGCGGAACTCAATTATTATGTCGTTTACAGCGTTTTCTTGGTACTACAGATGTCTCAGGTAATCTCACAGTTACAATAAGCCCCCAACCGATCATTTCCGGTATATCCACATTCACTATTGGAACAGATATTTTTATTGATCAAGGCGGAGCAAATCCAGTTAATCTTTTAACTAATAGTTTAAGTGGAACTGGTGTATTAAATAGATCAACAGGTGTATTAATTATTTTAGGATCTGTAGCATTAACCAATGTGTTTTATTACCCTACTCTGCCGGTTATGGGTCTTGAAGAAGATGTCACAACTTCCGGTTCATTCTCAAGTACTATAGCTTTTGATACGACATATGCTTATAATATTCTCACATCAACACCTTATTCAGCTTATGATGTTAGTTTTTATAAAAATATAGCAACAGCTACAGTTGGATATCCCGGATATGTTCAAAAATCAACTTGGACAACAATTTCCTGGAATGGTCAAAATTATCAGCAATTCTGGTCGACCAATTTTCAAGGAGCTTTTTGGGTTACGAATGGTATAAATATTCCATTCAATATCACAAATATAGGTATGCAATTTAAACCGATAACAGCAATAACGGGTATTGGTGGTCCTCCTGCAATTACAAATTTAACAATTACTGGTCATGGACTTGTGGTCGGTGATTTTATATTTGTAAATGAGGTCAAAGGAATTAATGGAATTAATTTTCAAACCGGTTATGTAACTGTTGTTGTTGATGCAAATACCGTCACTGTAGAATTTCCAAATGCAACATTGAGCGGAGTCTACACTAGTAACGGAATAGCTCAATATTTAACTAATAGATCAGATAAGACCAAAGATTGCATTCGCTGGTATGATGGTGATCCTACTAATGGAAGTGCTTTGGCTCCTGGATTTTCGCCTGGATTCGGTTGGGTTAATTTCATGCCACCACTTAGTCAACAAGCATTTTCTATATCTGATTTGCCTCCTGCTATTTATTATTTAGTTAGTGCTCGAATGATTATACCTTTTAAAGATCGGCTTGTTTTTATCGGTGTGGTGATCCAATCATCATCTAGTAACCCAATTTATTTGCAAGATACAGTCATTTATAGTCAAAATGGAACGCCTTACTACACAGGTTCGTACACAAGTACGGGAAATGACCCTAGAATTGCCACAGTAACACCTTTACTTGTACCGGTAAATCAAACTGCAACTCCATCAGCTTTTTTCGAAGATTCAACTGGATTTGGAGGTTTTCAAACAGTAGGTATTGATCAACCGATTAATACTGCATATCCAAACCAAGACGTCATTATTTTAGGTTTTAGAAATGCAGAAGCTAAAATGGTTTATACCGGTGATGACATCGTCCCATTCAATTTCTATATTATAAATTCTGAATTAGGATCTAGTAGCACATTCTCAGGAATAGTCATGAATGAAGGTGTCCTCACAAGAGGAGATCGAGGATTTATTATGACTAATCAAACCTCTGCTTCTAGATTCGATTTAGATATACCTGATGAAGTGTTTGAGATGTCTTTAACCAATAATGGCGTTGAAAGAGTCTGTGCGCAACGAGATTATATAAATGAATGGATTTATTTCACATACCCTGTCAATGAAGATTTTTATACATTCCCAGACCAAACGTTACAATATAATTACAGAGATCAATCTTGGGCGATATTCAGAGAAAGTTATACTACCTATGGTCAATTCAAAAGACAGACAGGGTTTACATGGAATACTGTAGGACTTACTTATCCAACTTGGAATGCATGGAATGATCCTTGGAATGCTGGAGAATCAAGTTTATTACAACCACAAATAATTGGTGGAAATCAACAAGGTTTTGTTTTAATAAAAGGCATAGGAACAGGTGAAGGAACTTCCATAGCAATTCAAAACATTGTTGCAAATCTAGTGACAAGCCCTAACCATAGTTTGAATGAAGGTGATTATATAATCATAACAGATGTACAGGGTACACTGTCAGGTCAGGTAAATGGTTATATTTTTCAAGTCGGTATACCAAATGCAAATACATTTACATTGATTGCACCTGTTGTACCTACAACAGGAACTTATTTTGGTGGTGGAGTTATCACGCGTATTTATGTGCCATTTATTCAGACAAAACAATTCCCTTTAGGTTGGGATAGTGCAAGAAAGACTAGAATTGGTCCTCAGATGTATCTTTTAAGTTCTACACCTAATTCACAGATAACTTTACAAATATATCTCAGTCAAGATGCAAATAATCCTTATAATATTGGCACTATTGTACCAAGTGCTGTATCTTTAAATAATTCTTTAATATACAGCTCAGTTCTTTACACATGTCCTGAAAGTACTAATTTAGGATTAACGCCTTCTAACATTAACATACAGTCTGTAACAGCAAATACACAGTCTCAAATATGGCATAGAGTTAATACTTCATTAATTGGTGATACTGTTCAACTAGGCTTTACGATGTCAGATGCTCAGGTTAGGGATTTAGAAACAAATGGTGTTTCTTTTATTATTACTAATGCAAGTAATTCTACTAATTGTATACTTACATGTGCTTCACAAGGTCTTTTACCGAATGGAAGTCTTATCATTATTCAAGGTGTTTTAGGTATGACACAACTTAATAATAATGTTTATAATGTGATTGCATCCGATGCTACTACTGTAACGATAGGAGTTAATTCCATTTCTTTTACACCTTATATTTCAGGTGGCATTCTGATGCAAGAATCAGCAATAAATGCTTTTTCAGAAATTGAACTACATGGATTTATTTTAGATGTATCTCCTTCAATGGTTTTGGCATGAGTTCAAATATTGTTAATCAAATACCTTATCTCAGAACATCAAGAGATTTTCCAGAAGATGCCAAGCAATTATCAACTGAACTTAGCAAAGCGTATATAGATACAGCCAATGTTGTAAATGCTAGGATAATCGGTATATTTCCAACTACAAGACCAGCCATCACAGGTGAGGCATGGTACTTAGTCAATAATCAAAAGCAGCAAACTTTTAGACAGGCATATGTCTTTACTACTACGGCGAGCATCCCACATAATATAAGCACTAGCAATATCTACAACTTCTCACGATGTTGGGGAGTTTATTATGATGGCACTAACTGGAATGGAATTATTTTCTCCAATAGCGCAGGAATCGCCGGACAGTTAACTTTTTATTTGACTTCGACTAATATCGTTTTTGTTGGTGCTGCAACAATCGTTAAAGCACAAATTGTTTTGGAATGGCTTAGTTTGCCTTAAGGGGGTTTAAATGAATTCTATGATGGGAAGTGCGGGCGTGATGGGCCCTAACGGAAAAGCTGGTAATAAATTACCTTCTGGATACCGCCAATATCAAATGCAGAATTATACACCTGAGCAAATGGGTTTATTTAAACAGGCTTTTTCGCATGTAGGACCTGAAAGTTATTTATCTAAATTAGCAAGTGGCGATCAATCTCAATTTGATCAGATGGAAGAACCTGCAATGAGACAATTTTCTCAAATGCAAGGTCAAATGGGTTCAAGGTTTAGTGGAATGGGTGGAACGGGTTCAAGAAAAAGCAGTGGATTCCAAAATTCAGCTAATCAAGCCAGTTCTGATTTTGCTCAAGATCTAGCAGGAAGAAGACAGACGCTCCAGAGACAGGCTATAAATGATCTTATGGGCATGAGTAATCAATTGCTTGGGCAAAAACCTTATGACCAAGGCATCATGCAGAAACAACAGAAAGAAGGCTTTAACTGGGGTGGTTTAGCAGGTGGCGCAATAGGTGGTGTTGGAGGATTTCTTGCAGGAGGTCCAATGGGTGCAATATCTGGCGCTGGTATGGGTTACAATATGGGTTCTGGATTATCTGGTAAGGGTGGTGGAAATAATCAAGTCAGTATGCCTAACTTTTCATCTTTAGGTGGTTTGGGTGGTAATAATGGAGGCGGTGGTGGAATGGGTGGAATGGGTGGAGGAAGCTCATGGGGTGGAATGGGTGGAGGATCTAGCTACTCAGCTACCAATATGGGTGGTTTAGGAACTTTCGGAAATTCAATCGGATAGGAGAATAATATGTTACCATTACTACAAGAAAACAGAAAACCAACCTTTTCAGAGAGGATAAATTCTGGCATGCAACAAAGTGTTCAGACTGCAATGACTGGTTTAGATAAATACCAGCAATTTCAAGATAAAGAGAAAGAAAATCAAAAACAACAGCAACAACAGCAAGCTATTGAAAAATATTTAGGTCCAGAATCCAGGGATATGCCAAAAGAATTTCAACAAAAGATGCTTGAAGGAAATATCCAACAAAGAAATAAAGCTTCGGAATTATCAGGAAATCATGAAATAGAAACTAGAGATTTCAATATTATAAAAGATAATTTTGGTGAAAAGTTTGCAAATGTTTGGAGATCATCGCCGGTTGGTGGAAGGACTGAATTATTAAAACATGCGATCGATGCTTCCCAAAGAGGAATTAATTTAGAAGAAGTTTTATCAGGAGTAAATCCTCAAGAAAATCAAATTCCTGATCATAATGATTTCGGAGAAACCGATCAATCTAACAAACCTCAAATGAAAAATAATAAAATCTCTTCTGATTACAAATGGCCTAATTTTTCTCATCGACCTTCTGGATATACACCTAAAGAATGGGCTGATACTAGAAAAGATTGGAGAAAAGAAAACGTGCCTGTTTTTACAGAAAATAAGAAAAAGTTAAAGAATAGAAAACAGGATGTTTTATCTACTAAAAAATTAACACAATTAAATAGTAAGATGCCTGACGGAATTGAGAGAATGCTTATCAATCCTGAAACGAATGATTTTTATGGACCAGCACAAGTAGCAGGATTTAAATCCCCTCAAGCACAAGAATGGTCTAAAGTCATTTCGAGATTTCAAACTAGAGCTAAGGATACATTTGGTTCTAGAGTCACTAATTTTGATCTCCAATCATACATGCAACAATTTCCAGGCCTTTTAAATACACAAGAAGGTAGATCGAAAATTCTAAGAATGATGGATATAAATTATTCTCTAGACGATCTTTATGATCAAGCATTAGATCAAGTTTATAAAAAATATGGACTTGATGGTGTTGCTCAAGAAGAAGCTGATAAAATTGCTTCAGAATTAATTTCAGATGAAACAAAAAGATTAGAAGATGAATTTCTTGGACTAGAAAATCAATCTGAACCAAAGAAATTATCAGGAAAAATGATTGATGTTATAGGACCAGATGGTCAAACTTATGAATTAGATCAAAGTGAAGTTGAAGAACTTCCAGAAGGCTTTAGGTTAGTTTCATGACAATGCCATCGTCATTAAAGTTAAAAAAAGCTCCTGAACAAAATCAAACATCCCAATCTTTTTCTCAATCAAGCTTTCCTTCCACTTTAAAACCAAAAAAACAAATACAAAATAATCAAGAATTTCCTTCCGAAGAAGAGGAAGAAAAAGAATACGAAAGACATCAATCAAGATTCCTGAGTAGGGTTTTAGAAGGAACTTTAGGTGTTCCAGGTGATATAGCTTCATTTGGAGCAGGATTATTTGGAAAAGAACAAAATGTATTACCAACATCACAAAAACTCAAAGAATTTAGTCAAGAAGCAAGTCAAGGTTATACAAAACCTAAAAATGAATTTGAAGAAAATATAGATGAACTAGCTTCTGATATTGGATCAATGGCTTTTCCTGGAGGTGGTCATTATAAATTGGCAAGAAATATTGGAATTCCTATTGTTTCTAACTTAGTTAAAGAAGGATTAAAATATTCGAATGCAGATGAAAAAAATCAAGCATATGGAAAAGTAGGGGCAATGGTTGCTTTAGATTTAATTTCACGTAGATCTGGTGGTGTTAAATCTCATTTAAATTCTTTATACGATAAAGCAGAAAAATCACTTCCAAATGGCGTTTCCATAAAAGCAACTGAGCTCGAAAGATCTCTCAATAAACTTGAAAATACTTTAACAGCTGGTGGATCTCGACCAACTACCAAAAAATCTTTAGAAAAAATCATCGAAATTAAAAATGAAATTAAAAATGGAAAAGTAGATGTTAAACGTCTTGTTGCCTATAGACCATCTATCAATGAAGCGATAACAGAATTGGGTGGGTTTAACGCAGAAGTTCCAATGAAACTTGCTCCAAAAGCGATAAAAAATTTAAATGATGTGAAATCAGAAGTGATAAAAACATTAAATCAATATGGAGAAAAATTTAATCCTGAATTTTTAAAGAATTGGCATGATGCAAACGAAGGTTATGCAGCTTATGCAAAAAGTAATGTGATAGCTAATTTTTTGCATAATAAAATTCCATACGCACCAAAAAGCAAAGCTGTTCAATCTTTATTTTCATATGCTCCTACCGCTGCAATAGTAGCAGCTACAAAATTAAGTCCTGTTGGAGCGGCTGGCGCAGCTGCGGGTTATTCAGCATATCAAGGCTTTAAAGTTCTTCATAGAATAAAAAATAGCCCGACATTGTCAAAATATTATTCAGGAATTTTAAAAGAAGCAGCTTTAGGTAACGTTCCAGAAGCTACAAAAAATTTAAAAGCTCTTGATGAAAATCTAAAAGAATGAAATTAATTTTAAAAAGGTTCAACGGGTGGACTTGGGGGAAAAAAAATAGCCAACCCAAACCATATAGCAAATATCATTAGCCAACTCATTATTTTTCCTCCTCTGAAATTAATTCGTCACACTTATCACACACATTTCCAAATGTCTCATTAGGATGCGCATTGCATCCGTCATAATTTGCGTCGCATGTGCAATCGCATTTTTTGCATCGGTATATGCTCATTAATACTTTCCTTTTTTAAATATGCTTCCATCTTTTTCTAAGTAAAATTATAAATTCATCAATCTTCTTTCTTTGTAACTTAATTCCTTAAATACAAAAAATTTATCAGACATTTTGGTTTTTTTCTTTTAGTTTTTTTTCAACCATAATATTAATCATGTCTTCAAGATCTACTACACCTATTCGGTGAAGTTCACTTACAGGTATGCTATAACTTGCCTTTTTTCCGTGACCAATTCTTATAGCATTAATACGATTGCTTTTTATTGCCCTTCGAATACTTGAAGGATGCTTTCCTAATTTTTTAGCAAAATCGTTAACTGATAAATATGTTTTTTCAATCTCTTCCATGAGCATAATATAACATATTCGTTAATTATGGTCAATATTGATTACTAATTAAAGAATTTTATTGTAAGTATTCATTTAAAGTTTTAAATTTAATATATAACATCATAAACACCCTAATGGGTAAGTACAAAGGATTTTACTATGAGCGGTCTCTGCTATGGAATCGGGGGACTCATAAGTGTGTCTCCAAAAGCAATTACAGGTTTCGGCGCACCTTCACCAAGTTTTAAACCAGCTTTAGGTGCTCAATATTTTGATACTTCTACAACTCCTCCTACTGAATACATTTTTAATAGTCAAACTTGGAACGCAGCAGGTGGCGCACCGGCAACAGCAGCAACATTTGGTACTGTTCAACTTTCAACTTTAGCTCAACTACAGACTGGAACAGCCCCAGCCGGTTCCTTTCTTTCTTTAACAAACGATATTGCTACAGTTATTGCAAGTGTTGTTGCAGGAGCAGGTGTTCCAGCAACAGTAGCTCAACAAGGATACGTATTTCTTCAAACTGATGCTAATGCGGTGCTTGGAACTTCACCAAATCCAAATACAGCTTTACAACCAAGCAACATTGCAGCTGTATTTGCAGCTCCTCCTGTTGGTGGATTTGGTAGCATAACCCCTCGTCCTGTTGCAGCGACAACATTATCAGCAACTGGGGCAACAGCATTATCAACTTCATTAACAGTTGGTACAACTTTAGGCGTTACTGGTGCTTCAACATTAGCAGCATTAAGCGCAACGACCGGAACATTCTCAAGTACATTGGGTGTTACAGGTGTAACAACTTTAGGTGTTGTAAATGCTAGTAATGGTACTTTCAGTGGAACACTAGGTGTTACCGGTGCTTCAACAATAGCTGCACTTTCTGCAACTTCTGGAACATTCTCTACCACGCTTGGAGTAACTGGTGCTTCAACCTTCTCCTCTGGTACTTTCAGTACAACACTCGGAGTGACTGGATTAGCTTCATTTTCTTCGGCTACATTTAGTACAACTGTAGGTATTACAGGATTGGCTACCTTAGCAGCTCTAACTCAGGTTGGAATAGCTAACATAAATGCATCAGGTGCAGCTGCGACTACAATCGCAACAGGTGGAACAGGAACTTTAGCTCTCGGTAATGCAACAGGTAATACTATCTTAACTGGTGCTCTAACCATCAGTACAACATTGGGTGTGACAGGAACAACGACCTTAGCAGCTCTTACTCAAGTCGGTACTTCAAATATAAATGCGTCAGGTGCAGCAGTTACTAATATTTCAACTGGTGGTACTGGTGCTTTAAATATTGGTAACGCAACAGGTAATACAGCTTTGACAGGTGCTTTAACTATTAGTACAACCTTAGGTGTAACTGGATTATCCACACTTGCTGCATTAACACAAGTTGGGACTACCTTGATTAACGCATCAGGTGCTGCAGTAACGACAATTGGAACTGGTGGTACAGGCGTTGTGAATATTGGTAACGCAACTGGTAATACTGCAGTTACTGGATCATTGACTGCTTCTACTTCATTGACTGCTACCTTAGGAAATATTACTGCTACAAATGGTAATTTAGTATTAGTTGCAGCTGGAAATAAGATCAACCGTACAAGTGTAGCTACAACAATAGCAGCTGGTGCGAATAGTATGGGAACAGTTGTTTTAGTTGGCGGTACAGCTACAATTTCTACAACTTCCGTTACCACAAATTCTCTAATCATGATATGGAGACAATCTGTTGGTGCAACAGGAGCTGCAGCATTAGGTGAAATAAGTGTTGGTACAATTGTAAACGGAACAAGTTTTGTTATAAATTCTTGGACTCCTGCAAATGCTACTGTCTTACAAGCTTCTGATGTTTCAGTAATTGGTTGGGAAATAACAAACTAAGATTTTAGGAATTAATTTATGTCATATACACAAAGAATTTCTTGGGAGAATCTTAGAAGTATTAATTCAGCTACTTTTACAGGTTTATATCAAAATCTAGGAATACCACTACTTAATCCTGGATATATTGTAAAATTAGTAAATACTTCAAATGTTCTCGTTACTATATCTATAGATGGAATAAATGATATGGATGTTGCTCCTGCCAATTCATACTGGCTATATGATGAAACTAAAGCCGGCTTTAATTCTTCTTCCCAATCATTACCACAAGGAACACAGGTGATGGTTAAAGGAGTTGCAGGTGTTGGTTTAGTCTATTTAGTTTCTCAATTTATCATACAAACATAGGTGAATTTTGAGTCAAGCAGGTCAAATCAATTCGGCAGTTGGTCCAGTTCCTCCAACAGTTGCAACTAGTTATGTTACCGATGCGGGGACTGCTGTTCCTGCATTGAACATATTAAATGTATTTGGTGGTGTAGGAACTGCAACATCAGCTTCAGGCAATACCCTTGTTGTAACAATAAAAAATGAAGGTTTTGCTTGGTCTGAGCAGAACGTAAGTTTTAATGCTGCGATTCAAAATGGTTACTTTTGTAATGCTGCATTAACCGTAACATTGCCTGCAACAGCTGGTTTGGTTATTGGAAATACTTTAATTATTTATGTCGATACAGCTTCTACTGTGATTGTTCAAGCTAATGCTGGTCAAATGATTCAAATAGGTGCAAATATATCTGCTATTGCAGGTACAGCATCTAGTAGTACTAGAGGAGCAATTCTCGAATTAATCTTCAAGCCATCAGATTTAACTTGGCATACTCAATCATCACTTGGTGTCTTTAACGTAGTTTAAAAAGGTATATATAATGGTTGCAAGTAATGACCTTAACATTAGCCAAAGTGGTTATGTTGTTTTTGACGGAACGTCGACTTTTACAGGTCGTGCATTTCAAGCAGGAACTGGAATAACTATTTCTAATGCTGACGGAACAGTTGGAAATACGACAATCTCTTTAACAGGGGGTGCCGTAGCTGTTCAGCATTTAACAGGTGATACAGGTGGTCAACTTAATCCAGATGGTTCTAATAACTTTAATCTATTAGGTCAAAAAGCTGGCACAATACCTGTTTTTGATACAGTAGGATCAGCAAGTACTATAAGTTTAGAAGATAGAGCTTGGTTAACTCAATTTGTAGTTGATCCTTCAGCAGTAGTCGGTCTAAGAGCAACTTTTACAACAATTCAAGCAGCTATAACAGCTTCCGTTAATGGTCAAACAATTTTTATTCGTCCAGGGACTTATACTGAAAATCTAACATTAAAAGCCGGTGTGAATTTAACAGCTTTTTTAGGTGACAGCTTAGTACCCAATGTTACGATAATTGGAAAAGCGACTTTTAACACAGCTGGCATTTGTTCTATTAGTAATATACAATTACAGACGAATGCAGATTTCTTTTTAGCAGTAACTGGAACACTCGCTTCCATAGTGCAAGTAAATAATTGTAATTTAATTTGCTCAAATAACACAGGTATTTCTCATACAGTATCAAATACACTTTCTATTATTGGCATAAATAATTGCTTTGGTAACATAGCAACTACAGGTATTGCACTGTTCTCTTCATCTAGCACAGGTACAATAAATATTGATTATTCGATCATTTCAAATACAGTCTTAAGTACGACAGCATGCACAATGAGTGCCGGAACAATAAATCTTTTTTATACAATTTTGAATATCCCTATCACGACAAGTTCTACTGGAGCATTGGGAATATTAAACTCAACCGTTGATACTTCTTTAATGAATACAACTTCGTTAACATTAAATGGATCAGGAAGCAATTTTATCGTTTCATCATATATTAATTCCAATACTGCTTCGGCAATTTCTATTAATGGAATAAGTAATAACATATCTAATTCTGTCGTTAACAGTACAAATACCAATGCCATTACAGGAACAGGCACATTAACCTATTCAGGAATATCTTTTAACAATACCTCTTCAAAAATAAATACTACAACATTGGTTGCTAGAAATACTGATACGGGAGGGATTTCTTTTGATGGTGGGACAAATACCTTAAATGTATTTACTCAAGGAACTTTCACTCCTACTATTGTTGGATCAACTGCAGCCGGAGCAATAACTTATACAATTCAAATAGGTAGATATCAACGTGTGGGTCGAATAGTCAGTCTATATATTCATGTTGCTTATTCAGGTAATACAGGCGGAACTGGAAATATTCAAATACAGGGACTTCCTTTCATTAGTGCTAATATTGCTAACTTAAATTCTGATACTCCAATTAGCGCTGGTTCAACTCAATTATCTATTTTTACCAATACTTTTCCTTTGGTCACTGTTGTTAATAATACTTCACAATATATTGTACAGTCTTTTTCTCCAACAACAGGTGCTAGAACCATTGAAAGTTTAACTGGTCGAACAACCGGTGATTACATAATTAATAGTCAATACGAGGTCTAAAATGGATTTATTTGAATCTAAAGATTTATTTAGAAATATGCATCCTGATAAAAATTTGACTTTTTCTTTCGATGATAAATGTATTCGAAAATGCGAAATAGTTTTTACAGATGGGAAGCCTAATGAAATAAATCATGTAGAAAATGATAAGGTAAAAATTTTTATTGAAGATCAAGAAGCCTTTTATGTTCCTATTGATTCTCATCGAGAATGTTGTGATATTGAATTTATTCTGAGTAAAATTCAAAATAATGCATCGATTTCATGATTCATATCATGACCTGCTTTTATAATATCTTCTGGATTTACCCCCCATTTTTCATATCTGGGGGCTTTTATATTAAGTAAAAACCATTCATCCCGAGCCCAATAATGATTTATTCTTAATATATCAATATATACGCCTGTATTTTGCATTCCTATAGCTTCATTATTTGTATTTACATGATAAAATCCTGGTAAATATAAACAATAATGGGGATTTACGCATTTTTCCACACAATCAAGCCTAACAATTGATTTATAATATAAATTTCTAGAATGATCGAACGGTAATTTATATATTAATGATTTTAACAAAGATTGTCCCGGCTTTAAAAAAATTGATGATGTTCCATAGCATTGCCAATTTACACAAACACCAGAAGCTTTAGGGAAATACTTTTCTAAAGTCAAATAAATAGACTTATCTTTCATTGAAATCAAAAATTCATCGGTATCAATAATGGCAAGCCATTTTGTTTTTTCTTTTAAGAGTTCTATTGCATGATTATAAGCACCTGGTTGAACGGTAAAAGAAAAATATTCAAATTCATTTTTTTGTGTTTCTGATGGCCAATCAATCAAATCAACAATATTTCTTTGAATGTAAGGTTTTAAAATTAATTCATAATCATCTGTGCTATTGTTATTATATAAAACAAAGTGTTCCACACCAACAGATAGGTGATGATCAATCCATTCTTTGAGATAGGGTGATTCATTTTGAAATATAGTGGTAACACATACATTATAATTTGCTTCCAAAGACATAAATGTAAGCATAAATAAAATTATTTTTTTCATTGAATTTACCTGTTAAATAAAAAAATATTTATATAAAGTTTAATTTGATAAATATTTTAAAATACAAGGGGTTTTATGCCATTGCTTAAAGGTAAAAATAATATCGGAAAAAATATTAAGCAAGAAGAAGAATCGGGTAAATCTAAAAAACAAGCGATAGCAATTGCTCTGAATGTAGCAGGAAAATCAAAAAACAAAGGTAAATAATATGTTTAATGCTCTATTTGCATTGTGTTTGAAATATGCATCAATGCATTCCATGACACTATCAGTGGGATATATAACAAAATTAATCGAGTTATTTGAAGAAGAATTCTCTGCAGATAAAGACGCAAAAAATGCTGCGATCGATTCAGTCATTCAAATTTTACAAAATCATAAAGATAAATAATATGTTAAATATTTTTGTAAAATCTGTCAAACCTGAACTCGGGTTTAGGACTATTACAGATATTACATATTCATTGAATTCACTTATTGAAAATCTTAATGAGAATAATTTTATAAAATTATCTTGTCGAGATGAAGTTCTAGATTACATCATCAATCTATTAGAAAGAGAAAAAACGTATGAATAAAATTATATGTAGCCTATTGGCTATTATTTTAGGAAGCTGTTCCTATTCAATCAATATGGTTCATACTCAAGGTACCGCTTCCGATGTTGTAGATGAACAACAATCACCGTCAGCGGATATTAGTCCAGACATCAAGGTAAGTCCGATTTAATTTTCGACTTCGTCCATTGAGCTTGGTTTTTTAGATTGCCATTTTTCATATGCATCATTAAAACGATCCATATTAACAAAAATTTGTGATATAATGTCCGAGATGGATTTTCCGCTATTTTTAGAAATTACTTTTATATATTCGTATTTTTCTGGATTCTCTTGAATAAAATTTTCAAACTCGACGCTTAGTTTATTTATCTGTACGGTTGGCTTACCTACTGCATGATTTGCATCATCATCATCTCCCGATGATACGACACCGACAGCTGCACAAAGAGCATAGCGTTTACCATAAGAAATAGCAGATCCAACACCATGGGCATCTAATTTAGACATAGGTACACATAAAGGTCCAAATTCAACCCACTGACCGGAAGTATGAATAATTCTAGTAGTGACAGAAACTTTTTTATCTTCAGTGGTGACATCTTGCCATATAGTTAGACCATTAGATGCAATAGGTTCACGAATGGCATCCCATACGGATGACATATCGGAATATTTGCTTTTAAAATGTGGATTAATAGAATCCTTAATGGCAGGTTTCAATTGTAGTTGAGCAATTGACATAGCTTTAGCAATTTCATTTATATTTTCTGATGTTTTCATTTTTTCCTTAATAATCTACCATTAAACAATAATTACAGCCTCCAGAACACCTAGGACATCCATCATTTTGATCAATATCTTGATCATCGCTTAGATATTCATCATCATCATCATCTTCGATTTCAATAACCCCAAGAATATCATCAATCTGATCAGCATATTGATGGAAATAATTCAAGATATGTAATCTCTTATCTCTGTTAGATTTATTCTTATTTTTTGAGTATTTAAATTTATTTTATCTAATTCAATTAATACATTTAATGAAAATTCTTTATCTTTCTTAATAATTTCATCTAATGAAAAGCATAATTTGTTTGCTGTATAAATTAATTCTTGTATATGTGTATTCATGTGTTTTCCTTTGTGTTATTTATCAAAACTTTAAGCTACAACCTGCTCGGCTCACTAAGTCCAAGTCACCAGGGAGACTGTTGTTTTGATATTCACAATATAATCGAAATACAATTTAAAGATCAAGAAGAAAGTCATTTTGAATGAAAATATTTTCATCCGGAATTGTTTTTTTGATGCTTTTTGTCGGCGTAATATAGCGATAAAGTTCCAAACAATTTAAATATAATCTTATATCATTTTCATAATTTAAATAATCTATCGTTTTAGCCTTATCACCTTTTTTTGGTAACCTTACGGCTATCCTTTTATTTATGTCGATTTGATCAACATGTTTTAAAAGCATTTGATAAGCTGCTGTCTGTAGTGCCCAATTCTTATGCGGTTGAGAAGTTGTTTTGATATCTATTAAACAAGGTTTTTCTTCATTTTTTAATATTGCTACCATGTCAATGCATCCAGTTAACAGAAGTTCGTCATGATTGAATCTTTTTTCCATAAATATTACTTCTTGTACATTTTCAAGATACCATCTTTCAAAACAATTAAAATAATTTTTACAATCTTCATCAGGAATAAAAAAGATGTTTTTTACATATAGTTCACAAAATTTATGTGTTCTAGTTCCTCTATCTGCTGCGTTTTTTAATATATCAGGTGGAATGCTTTCATAATTAGAAAAGGCTTTCAATGGCTCTGTAACACGTGTATAACCGTCTGGTATAGAATTATTCATGATTCCTTTTGATGTAATTAATTTTTGTGATATTATGAATTTTTCTCATTGTATCCTTTAAAACGTAAAGCCCACAAATCTTGTGGGTTTTTTTTATTCTATCTTAAATCGAATTATATTTCAATATTATATTGACAAATTAACATTCAAGAAGATATTATTTTAATTGAGGTGCAAGGTGGATTTGGAAACATGGCTAAGACAAAAAAATATGACAACGATTTCCTTTGCTAAAAAGGTTGGTTGCTCACGTCCTGTTATAAATAAAGTTAAAAATGGAATTCCTATTTGCCCTAAATATGCTAATAAAATAATCGAATTGACAGAAAGTGCTGTTAAACCTTCGACAGAAAACATCGGACGAAAACCGCTATGAAATTTGAATACACAATTAATTACGATAGAATCTTACAGGTTAAAAGACGCAGATTCTCCAGAAATATTGCATCAAAGGCAATAAGAAACAGAGAACTCATTAAACCAAGTACTTGTGAATCATGCAAAAATATATGTTTTGATATTGAGTCACACCATATTGATTATGGAAAACCTTTAGATGTTATGTGGCTATGTCGTAAATGTCATGGTAAGGCTCATCGCAAAAATAGCAAGCTAAACCCTGATAATAATCCGCAAACACCCATACAATTTTTAGATAATATTCATAAAAATATTAATGTATCTTTCACCTTACCCATCAAAGATTTTGTAAATTTACTGCATATATCGCAGTTAAAAGGAAAATCTATGTCAAAACTACTGAAAGATATAGTGATGAAAGAATACCCATTAAAATCAAATCAATTAGAATTTAATTTTGAGGTAAAAAATGACGAGTCACAATTCAAGCCACTCCAAAGAATATCAAGCATGGCAAAGAATGAAGTCATGTGTGAAGAACCCCAAATTCTTGAGTTACCCAAAATATGGGGCACTAGGAATAACCATTTGTCCGGAGTGGTTAGAAAGTTTTGGGGCATTCATCACAGACATGGGCACGATACCTCCTCACTGCGACGGATTGGAGCTCATTGAAGGTAATATTTTCAAAAAAGATAAATGCGCCTGGGTGAAAAAAAGAGTAGGCAGACAGATGGGATTAAAAACACCAATTATTAATTCACAGTTTGGATCAAAGTCTATCTGCTTACTTCTGCCTATAGCACAATATAATATGATTCAGAAAAAAGCCCTTGAGGAGACAAAAAAAAGAAATAAGCCCATATCCATACCAATGATCGTAAGAGAAGCTTTGAAAGTCTCCTTTCCATTTATGGATCAAAAAGATTTATTTGAATGACAATGAGTCGAAACTGCCATATAAAATAAACATTGTACTTTATATAATATACGTATATGATACATAGTATGGACCAAGGAGAATATATGAGAAAAGTTCCAATCACTATTACTTTACCTGAGAATTTGATAAGAGATTTACATTCCTATATTCCAGGAAGAGGGATAAGTGGTTTTGTCTCAATTCTTATTCAGAAAGGATTAGAAGAAAAAAAATGCAGTGTTGCTAAGCAATATAGAGAAGCTGCTGCTGATGAAGAAAGAAATAAAGAAGCCGCTGAATGGGATATATTTATAGGGGACGGTTTGGATGAAACAAACGAATATTAAACGCGGTGATATATTTTGGGTTGATTTTGATCCTTCGACTGGCACTGAGACAAGAAAGAAAAGACCCGCATTGATCTGCTCCCATGATGATATGAATGAAAATTCAAATAGAGTGATCGTTGCACCTATAACATCGAAACTAAAGAAAGTATACGCCTTTGAATATGAAATTTCTGATCATTCTTTTGTGACTGGGAAGGCAATGATCGATCAGCTCAAAGCCGTAGATAAAACAAGAATAGGTACAAAAATTGGAAGCCTTCATTTAAAAGAGATGAATGAGGTTGATACAATTATTAAATTTGTTTTGGGGTTAAAATGAGTCGAAGTTTATCAATCGCAAATTAGTAAAATTGAGATCGGCCAATTCTTGAAAAACGAAAATATCAAAAGTATTAGATAAATGAAACATAGATGTTATGAATGTAAGCACTTGGAAGACGAGAGTGCTAAGAAGTTTTATGAACGCACACGCGTTGATTTTTGTGCTAAATTTTTCTGCAAAGCTTGTCAAAAAAACACCATGCCTGAAAGCGCTTGTGAAGGCGATGTGAAAATAAACTTTACTTCCAAAATAGTAGAAATATCTGAATTCAAGCCCACGAATATGCTAGAACGACAATTACTCAGATATAAAGCTAACATAATATAAATTATCAGACGTTCACAAGTAATTATGTGTGCATGACAAGATATTGACTCTTTAGAGTAACCGATTTGATGAAGTATTTTCAGACTATGTAAATAAAATTTTTTGGTTTGATGTTTCAAAAGAATGAAATGGAAAAATAAAACATCATCAATCATGAAAAAAAGGAAAAATCATGAAAAATTATTTATTAATGGTTAATGAAGAAGCTATGACATATATGAAAGCTATTGTTCCATGCCTTCAATTCATAGATGTGAAAGGAATCAACGTAAAAGAATTTCCTTCAGACTTATTCCTAACGACTGTGTATATTAAACCTGCTGAAGAAGTAGTGCAACCTATAGTAAATGAATTGATAGCAGATGAAGTAAAGTAGTTATTTATGCATAAAAAAAAGACCGGGATTCAACCGGCCTGAAAAGAAGTCCGTCCTATGAAAACGGATTGGTGTTCAAAATATCAATGGAAAACTGATATCTTGATTTTACCTATCCATAAAAAAAAACTCAACAAAAATAAATTTGTTAAGAAAATATTTTAAATTTCCTTAATAAGTTCAATTTTGTTTTTTAAAAATATACGTTTAAAAAAAATAAGGGGATTTTTATGCTCATAAGTTGTAGTTTAAGTTCTTGTGAAAAAAAAAAGAAAGGCCCCTCATTCGATTTATGAAAACCTTCAAACGAATGCATTGACAAATGAGGGGTCTATTATGAATCTATCGATACAGTAAAAAACGTATCGCATTCCCGAAATTTAAGGTTTTCGGGAAACGTAAGATATATAAATAATTCACCTTTGTAGGTGCTTTATTTATATCATTTTACAAACATTAATTCAATTAATTTTGTAGGTTAAATAAATGACTTGTCAAAACTCTTCTCGCTCCGAACTGTATGCTTATCATTTTCAGAATTCAGAACCCAAGTTTTATACTCGTATTCCTAATATCGTTGATTACCTTACTTATAAATTTACTGATAAAAAAGGTGTTGTTACGACAAGGAGACTAAGCGTTTATGCTAAAGTGCTTTATAGAATAATTAGAATGATTGCCAGTGATAATAATGTGTGCTGGTACACAACGAAATCATTAGCCGAAAAAGCAAATTGCTCTGTTGGATCGATAGTAAATGCAAAAAAAGAATTGCTAATGTCAATGGATCAATTGGATGGAAATCCTTTGATAATTGAAAAAAGAAAAATGATTTCAAAAAAACAAAACGATGTGATTACTAGCAAACGAGAGCTATGTACCTACACCATTTTCGATATATGGCGTTGGAATAATGCGTTTATGTCGACATTGAATCATTCTAAATCTTTGGGGATCGGAATCGGGATTGGAGTTGGCGTCAATCCAAATGAATATCAAATCGAGACCGATTCATGTGGTGAATCTGTCCCCCCGACCGATTCATGTGGTGAATCTGTCCCCCAGGAGACCGATTCATGTGGTGAACCTATAAAGAACCCATATAACAATATCCCTCTGTATAGAGAACAACAACCCACGGCCAAGGCCGATCCTGCTATTTCTTCAAATAAAAAAAGAAAGCTGTTTCCTGCGGATAATCCCGTTATTCAACAAAAAGCTCTTGATTGGCTCATTCAAAAAGGATGTCCACCGCTCAACGCAAAATCTATA